GCTACGTGGCGAGAACCGCTTCATCTCTGGCACAAGTATGTTGTACACACGTTCTGTAATCTCTACGTCCCTAATGCAATACTTTAACATTTGGTCGGAATACTCTGACCAATCAGAAAATTCTATCTTGTTGTACCCCAGAGACTTACCCCATGCTTCAAGCGAGTGACCGCCTTCACGCACGGGGTTAGCCATCTGTGACAGGATAAGTGTATCACGTATCTTGTCTAGAGGTATGTTGATATTGAGCAATCGTTTCAGAACAGGAGCGTCAAAAGATACGCCATTATGAAACACCAGAATATCAGCAGACTCCAAGAGTTGCTTGCAATTCTCAAGAGTGTTGGGTGTAAATGTATAGGTTCTTTTTTCATCTAAGTCTCGTGCCACTACGCAGTAGATTTGTTTGGCATCAAGCCCGTCTGTTTCAATGTCTACTGCTAATCGTTTCATAGTTCAATCAACTCTGCTTTCTCGTATGGGATGTGAAAGAAGTGTTCGCCCTTCACAATGTTACGTCCTTGTGCCTCACGCACCTCTGACTCTGCAACCACGTTGTCCTTGATACGCCACGCCGCTTTGCGGTCAGCACGTAGGATGTAGAAGTTGAAGAAGCCATCGGCATCAGCCACTTTGTTAATCAGCTTGTGTTTGCGATACGGTATGCGTATCTCTTTCCAGTCAGGGTTCCAATCACCCTTCCAACCGTACTTGATTTCAACCTCGCTGAAGTATGTATTATCGCCTTTCTTTGACTTGATGTCAACAGAAAAATCTTCTTTGCTGTCAAGAATCTCGTGACCGTTACGCTTGAGGTAGGCAATCACAATGTCCTTGGCTGGTGCGTCAGATGTCTCGTAACGCTGGCGGCTGAACGGGATGTTCACTGCGCCGTGTATCGGTTTGAGTTTCATAGGTAGTCTCCTGCTTCCACTGTGTCAAAGTCTTCGGCGTTAGGGTCATCAATCTCCTGCATGCGACCAGTCTCACGGTCATACAGCAGATAGGTAGCAATACCTGTCTCACCTGCATATCGGTTCTTGAGTACACGTATGGTCGTGGTGTTGGCAATCACAGGGTCGGAAGCCTGTTGGTCACGCTCCATAGCAATCACTGCGTCACTGATTTGTGCGATGCTGTGTGAGCCACGTAGCATGGACAGACTAATCTGTACACCTTGCTCCTGACCCTTGTCACCTGATGCACGCCGCAAGTGTGATACCAGAAGCATACAACACTGTGTCTCCTCGACCAGTGAGCGTAGCTGGGTCATCATCTTGTCAATGTTCCTGCGCTCGTCCTCACCCTCAAGACCTGATACAAGGATTGAGAGGTGGTCGATAATGATGTAGCGACAGTCAAGTGCCTTGACCATGTAGCGTACACGTGCCAGGATTTCGTCAGTCTGTATCGAACCGAAGTGGTCGAATGCAAACACACGCCCCGTGCCTACGGTAGCTTGCTCGTAATGTGAGAGTTGTTCCTGTGGAACCTGCTCACGTATCTCCTTGATGTAAAGCCGTTTGCTTGCCTCGACAGACATCAGGTGAAAGATAGTCTGCTTGACGTTTTCCTCAAGGCTGATGATGCCAATGTTGCTGTCGGTGTTGTTAAGTAGGTGATGCTCAAGCTCACGCATGATGCTGGACTTACCTGCACCCGTGCCTGCTGTGAATGTGATAAGCTCACCAGTACGCATACCATACAGCAACTCGTTCATGCCTTTGTACGGGTAGTCAACTGACTGCCTGTCCTCGTCATCATACAGACCGTCAAAGTTCTTGAGGTTGACGATACCTGCAGGTGTGTAAGGTGCGGCATCCCACCAACGCTTGATAAACTCTTCGGTCTTACCATGCTTGAGATACTCGTTGGCATCCTTCGCCTTCAGCTTGACAATGCGACACTTGTTAGGCTCGAAGATGGACGCAACCTTTGCGGCGGCGGCATTGCCATGCTCGTCATTGTCGAAGCACACAACGATGTTCTCGAACTTGTTGAGCCACTCGAACTGTGCCTTCACATCCTTGACCGCAGACTGTGCGCCATTACGGACGGACACGACAGGCCACTTACAACCCATCATCTGATAGGCAGACACAGCATCCAACTCACCTTCGGTGATTGTAATGTACTTGCCGCCATCACGAAACTGGTTCTGCCCAAACAGCCCTGCCTGTGGCAGTCGGCCTTCGGCGTGGAAGTCTTTGGTCTTGACATGACGAACCTTGTTCGCCACATGCTGACCATTGACATCGTAGTATGGATATATCTGCTTGTCACCTGCGACAGTGATGCCGTATGCCTTCGCTGCTTCGAGCGAGATGCCACGGTCTTCGATGGCAGAGAACTGCCCCCGACTCAATGGTGTATTCATTGCATGAACCTTTCGTTCTGTGACGCTGACAATTCTGTCAGAGCCTTCTGCTGCCGTGTATGTCTCACACACAAAGCAGTAGCGTGAGCCATTGTCATACAGCACATTGCCGTCTGACGAACCACACTTGCTGCACTCACCACGGCTAACCACATTGGATTTTTCAGTATTCATCTATTAACCTTTCTCTACGTAGTAGATGCCAAACTCTTTGCCCCTGTCATACAGGAACAGTTTGTTATTCACTATCTCTGTTGCGAACCCCATGCTTTTGGCAACCAGTTCACGATAGCGAAGGAACTCGTCTACGTCCTTCACCTCTTCCATGAAGGCAGGTGCTGAACCCTGTGTCTTATACATCATGCGATACATTTTTAACCTCTCTCATTGCTTCGGTCATAGTTTTCTTGGTCGTTGATTTGTTCTGTGCTGTGATGGCCTTGCGCCGTAGTGCTTTTATTTCTTGCTGTTTAGTACGTGTAAATCTGTTCATTCAACTGCTCCATTGGTTTTCTTGTCACGCTTCGTTCCATCGCCATCATAGTACCATGACCGACTATCAGGGTCAAGCTCTTTTCGCTTATGCTCTAGCCTACGGCGTTGAACTAGGTCACGGTGGCGTTTTAATTGTACATAATTCATCACTGGTCGAACTCCATGTCTGCGGCATCCATCGCAAAATCTACGCTGTCTGCATAGATGTCTGTAGACTCTTCACGTGCAAGCCGCTTGGCTTCCTTCTGGCTGTAGCCTTCTTCAATATACTGGTGGTACAACTCTCTAAAGAGTTGCCTTCGGTCTTTTTCCCATAGGTTGTTAGTGTAGTGTGACATCGCTAAAAGTTTTCTCCATCATTGCTATCTCGACTTCCTCATCGGGAAGCGTTCCATTTAATATAAAGGCAATCTCTTCCTGTGTCAAATCAGGGAAGGCACGGTCAACCGACCAGCCATCCTGCCACCTACGTATCTGTGTATAGGTGATGGGCAAGTCCATCTCGTGCATATTGCCAGAATATATTGAGCGTCTAAGTAGTTTCATTGTTTTTCCACCTCGCTTCACCTGTCAACAGGAAGGCATTGCCAAAGAACGACAGTGCCATAGGCCAAGAGTCGTCCTCGTTATACATAACGAACACTTCCTCGTTGATAGGTTTGTTCATGTCTTGTTTCTTTTCAATCACAAGTTGTCTGCCATCCTCAAGCTGAACCAGGCGGCACTCGCCCCCGATAAAACCTTCTGCGATGTCACGGGTGGGCGACTCACGTTTATCGGAGCAGTGAACAAGAACTGCTTTTGATTTATTAATCATCAGTCCCACCTGTAGAAAATGTGGCTGTCAATCTTGACAATCTTTGTGTGGGTCTTTGCCCAGCTGGGCATTACATAGTCAGCATGGTAGTGTGTAGCCCCGTCCATGAAGGTATCAAACCAGCCGTTCAACACAATCTGTGCGTTCTCTTGTGACTGAACGAATGCTTCCTCGTTTCGTGGCACATCAGACAGACCATCACAATACCAGCTAAACTGGCATCTGTTACGGGCTGGTACGCTTTCCCAGTGAATACCCTGTGTGATTACACCACAAACTGTGTTTGGAAATCTGTCATCAAACACACGATTCATAACCACCTGTCCGACAGCAAGCTGTCCTGCGGTACTTTCATTGCGTGCCTCGTGGTAAATATTCAACGCCATGCACATTAGGGCGTTAGCAAATATTGTCTCAATCATTTTCTTTTCTCCGCTTTCTTTCTAAGTTTCTCAAAGCCTTTTTCTTGCCTTGCAAGATATCGCTCTGTCTGTGTTACCAGAGTGTCCCATAAATCACGCTTGATGCGCTTTCGATTGCCGTCTGTACGCTCACGCACAAACACCCACTTGTAGCCTATCTTGGCTTCGACCCATCTGTGGCCTGAACCAATCTGCGGTTGCAACTCATCCATGAGTACAAGGAGATGCCTAGTCATTCCAAATCCTCTCGTGTTCCCACTGGCGACCAAGCCTGTCATCCTTGTGTGAACGTCCCTGCTTAACCTTCTCGTAAGCGTATGATTTATCACCAGTTTTTACCTTCTCCCACTGGCTGAGTACGTTGTCCTCATACCAAGGTCGAAACATTTTTGTGTGTTTATTCGGCATCTTGTTTTCCTTTTCTGTTGTAGCTTCCCTTGCCTTTCTTGGGCTTCACTACTTTAGGTTTGTACTGTCCTTCGGACAGAGATTTAGCTATCGGACTGCGGTTCTTCGGCAGCTTCGGTTGGGTTGTCATCGTTGTTCACCACTAATTTTAGTGTTGGCTTCGGCGGCTCTTTCTTTTGCACCATGTCAATCACATTGATTGTGTCAGGTACGAACTCAATGTCCAATACCTGCTCCTGCGATTCCAGTTCACGAACCATTACATATTCGAGCCATTCAATAGGAATTGAGTTCTCGCCCAACAAGAGCCACCAAGGTTGTTGTCCTACGTCTTCAATGTCTGCGTCAATCACAAACGAAACTTCATATCTAGCCACGGGCTATCCTTTCATAAAATTATATACATTGATTGTCGTGTTTAACCACACACCAATCAGGATTCCGATTTCAATATATGATATTGATAAGGGTATGTCAAGCATTATTTTTTCCTTTACCTGTACTTACAGTGCCAGCAAATGTCTTGGGGGCAATGCCCAAAGCCTCAAGGATATCTTCAGGCTCACTGAAGCCAAGCACCTCGAAGCTGGGTTCGACTGTTAGCCCTTCGGGACACCACGATACCATATCTTGTACCTGTGATACAGTCAGGCTACTATCAGTAGAGTCACCATCAAGGGTGTATCCCAACACAAGCCCACGACCTGCGAGAGGTTGTGAGTAACCTTTTAGGTTGAAGAAGCGTTGGTCTTCAACGTACAGCCCTTCGTCATCTACATACAGTGTGTTGTTTTCGTCAAGGTCAATGGTCGTGAATAAACTACACCCAAGTAGTGTAGAAATATCACGCCAGTCTCCAGAGTAGTCCACCACCTCAATCGTTTCGGTGAACGGGTCAATTAATATTGCTAACATCATTTTTCAAATCCTCTTCTGTCATTTCACGCACAAGTGCTGCCGCTTCTTCAAGCGTGTATCCGTCATACGATGAACCTTCGTCAATTCGGACACACCATTGACCTTTGGTCATCGACCAATCGTCTGTGTCCAGAAATATGTTTGGGTATTTCATTATTTATTCCTATTCAAAATGTAGTAGCCAAAAAATCCTACTAATACTAGATATATAAACAAACTGGATGCGTCAATCATTTTTTCTCTCCTTGTGCCTAACCATCAGGCTGAAGCGTATTTCTTTTTTTAACGCTTTCTTTCCATATGTTTCAGACATAAACTTTTGTATAGCTTTCTCTAGGTCTGGTCGAATACCAGCCACATAAATCTCATCAACCTCTTCGAGAATCATTCTACGTCCTCCATTACGTCACAGATGCGGAAGTCACCGCCATGTGCTTCTTCTTCCCATTGCCCCATGTCGGCAAGGTGACGGGCATACTCCCACTCATCCATGCCTGCGGGGATATCGTCTTCATCGAACTCAACAAACATGTCGAACTCCATTACGCCTACTGCTGTATATTTTTTCTTTTGCCATGTCTTAGCCATCGTCACACTCCTTGTCATCTCTGATGTAAGAACATTCCCAATCTTTAGCCGCATCCCAACCAATAGCATCTTGCAGAAGGTCAAACGCTCTCTCCTCTGCTTCGCTTTCGTCT